AGAATTATTAAAATAATATCCTTCATTTATACTACAAGATACTACTACATAACATTTACAATCTTCATTATTGTTTTCAGTTGCAATAAGTGTATAGCTTGGAAATACATTTAATTCTGTTTTCATATTATTTGTTTTGGTTAAATTCTATTGGTTCAGCTTTTTTTAAAAATTCATTTACTAACAAGTCAAGTCCCATTCTTTTTAATGTTTCTTTTATTTCTTGTTCTGTGTATATGTTTTCATTATCTGATATTTCAATTGGTGTAATTGAATTATCATAGTTTCCCCAATCTTTTGATTGTAAAGCAATTTTATTTACTTGTTGTTCTGTGTAAAGTTTCATATGTTATTTGTTTTGGTTAACTGATTGCCCATATTAAAATGCCTGATGTAATTATTATTAATAAAATAATTACATCAATGGATGTACTATCCTTATCATCTTGTTCTTTATGGTTATTAATGTCTCCATAAGACTTATCGTAATTGTTCATTGTTATTTGTTTTGGTACAAAATTACTCAAATACAGTAAAGTATTATTAAGTATTTATACTAAGTTTTTTAATGTTGGAACTAATTTATATCCTAATATATCTAATAGTTTTTTAATAGTAGCATAAGAAGGATTGCCTTTTCCTAGCTCAATATCAGTTAATGTTCTTGATGTAATACCAGCCATCTCTGATAAATCTTGCTGTTTTAAGCCTCTTGTCTTTCTCATGTATTTAATAAAGCCATTGATAGTATGTAGTTCATTAATAGTGTCAATGACTCTATTTAATGTTGCATCTAGTTCTTTATGAGCATCAGCAATATCTTTTTCAAGTTTTTCTATTGCTGCACCCTTATAAAATATAGAATTCATTAATTTACATCCATGTGCTGTATAGTATTGTATCCAGAAATGCTCTTTTATCTGCAAATCTTCTTCTAAACACTCTTCAAGTACATCTATTAAAGGACAAAAGCCCTGCTCTCTTAACTCAGCCACCCAATGATTTACTGATTCATTGTGTGAATACGTTAAATGAGCTTTGGCTCTTTGCATTCCTGAACTACTCTTACCTATATATCTGTAGTCATCTGTCTTTGGACATCTAAGTCCATATATTAAATATTGATTCATGCTACAAATATAAGAAATATATTTCACATTACCAAATCTAATATTTATTTCTTAGGCTTAGATGCTGCTTTCTTAGGCACTGTATTGCTCTTTTTAGAACTATCTTTCTTATTTCTATTTTCAATAGCTATAAGTAATGCAGCACTCATTACTTCAAATAATGTATCATCAGTTTCTAATATACTACAGAATCCAGCAGCTATTGCTGATTTGTTGTTTGTATTGTCTTCACAAGCGTGATCTACATTATCACCTTTTATACCCATAAAGAAATAACCATTTAAATCTTTTAATTTTGGAATTTTACTTTGTGCCATTTTTGTTTTGTTTATAATGTTTATAATTAACATATAGATATAATCCAATATTATACCAACATATCAAGATTATTGTGATGAATATGAGTTTCATGATTGTTCATTTAGTGCAATTTGTACAATTGCGTTTGCCTCAATAACAGTGTCATTCTCATAACCAACCAACATACATATATGTTCTTCTATCATACTATATGCTTCTAATACTGATTGTAATGTATTATCAGCTTGTCCAATCTTTGCTCTTAACTCTATATTTTCTTCTTTTGCTCTAGTGAGCTGTTCTCTCAATACATCTATTTCTGCCTCTAGTATTGTAGTTTGTCTTAATTCGTAACTCATTTCTTTTTGCGTTTAATGTTACCATCACTATCCATATATGGAGCCCTATGAAATTCATAGAGCATCCATATCCAGACAATAACTATAACAAAGATAATTAAATAAATCATCGTATTCTAATTAATTTTTGTTTAGCATTTGTATAATCCTCTGAAGGTGTATACAAATATCTACCATTTTTAATCTCTAATCTTTTTGAGACTGTGTGTTCTTTAGCCTTAATAAATATCCTGTCAATAAATGTGTTTACAGCCTGATCTAATGATTCAGCTGTGTAGGTAAGAATGTTCTGTTTTGAATGCATTCTTGTGGAATAGATTAGTGTTGCCATTTGTGTGTGTTTTATTTGTTTACCAATATAATCTTAGATGATTGTTGTACATTACAGCTCTACAAGTTTTAAAATCAAATGAGAATCCAGCTGGTAATGCCATTCTGTTCTCTCTTTTTAATTTACCCCCTGTTTTGCGTAATGTAAGTATTTTACAATAAAGCCCTGCTTCAGGTCTTTTCCATTGTTTAGATAGTCTTTTAGCAATTGCTATACCCTTTTGGTTAGTAGCTGCTAATCTCTTTAATTCATTGTTTTGTTCTTCTGAGTAGAAGAATGATGATGTTCTTGCCATTTTATTTAATTTTTGCAACACAACACATGTTAGATGTATCGTGATAGTTAACAAATATATATCTACTGCCATTATCTGTATCATAATATGTATGATTAAATGGATGAGTTGATTGTAATGATGATATAATCTTCTCTTTACGAGCTTTGAAGAATGTCTTTACAGTCTCAACATCTTTTATCCTTCTAGAGAATGTCATAATGAAATTATCTTTAAATTTCACCATATGTTCTTTCATATAACGAGCTGTTACACAATAATCAAGATCATATAATGTCTTGATTCTATTGGGTTCAGCATCTAATATATTACCAAACCTCATTCTAACAGGATAATTGATGTTCATCAACTGATGTATTGCTACTTCATATGTATTCTCCCATATTTCTATGTCTTTATAACCTTTTGATTTACACCATTTTATGTATTCATTGATGTTAGGACCAGCTAGTCCTACAATAGCACTATATTTAAAGAAAGAGAATAAAAACTCTCTAACCATGTGCTTATTTACTGCATCCATGTATGTATGTTTAGGAACATTTGCCATTTGTTTTTGTTTTATATGTGAAAAATAAAAAAAGCCCCCCATAATTAAATGAGGAGCTTTAACACACAAATCTACCAACTAACCAATATATACAATCTTTTTATCATACGTTAAGCTAACATTATATTCTTTACACCACTCATCAAATGTCAATCTTTCATTTGGAGTGACAGTAGATCGTAGCTTAACTTTTACTTTAGGTCTTTCTTTCTGTTCTTTGTTATGTTTGTAAAACAGTTCTAATATTTCTTTCATATGTTCTATGTTTGGTTTATTATTCTGGTCTGTCATAATCATCTGGTTTGTTTTTACTAGACTCATATCTTATTTCATCCTGAACCAATGTTGCTTGATGAGCAATTGTTTCATTGTCATCATCTTCCCAATCGCAGTGATCTCTGCAATCAGGACAGATATCAATTTCTGTCATTGTGGTGTGTGCTCCACAGCATGTTGAATAAGGCATATTTTTGTTTTTAAATTGTTAGTATTTATTCAGATCCACCTATTTCATGATCATACCAGTCTTCATCATCATCATCATCTAAACCATCACTTAATGTTTCATCCCAATCATCAATATCATCATCAGGCATGTCATCAGCTGTTCTAATAATAACTTTACCATCTATTAGAATAGCTACCATGTCTTCTGTATCATCACTATCTGTGTCTTCCACCTCAATACACATTTCACCATCATATTCTTCTAATATGAGGTTAAAATCTTTAATATCTATTGTGTGAGCACCACCTTCATCATCATTCATAAACCAACCTATATGTTCAGGCTGTACTAATACAGTCTCTTTATCATCTGAATTTTGGTTTTGAGCTATTATATAGGGCTCAACAGGAAATCCATTTTCATTTATATATGACTCTTTATCTCTTGGTATATACACTAATGTGTGTAATTGTAAATATTCATACACCTTACCATACACTGTGTCTGTTTGTTTGCTTATAAACAACATGCCTTGTTCTAATTTTAGAGGCACATAGTTCTTAAACACTAGCTTTGCTAATATATACATATTATATGTTTTTAGAATGTGTTGTAAAAATAGAGCCCTGCTAGGGGAAGCAGAGCCCTATATAATCAATAACCCAATAATAACAATCTTGATATATCAGCCTCAACAAAGACTGATCCTTTTAATACTGTCATGTGATAAACAAGATGGCTATAATATTTAGCCCATAGTTGTTTAAACTCATAAAATTCTTTTGGTGTTAGTTCGATAGTTTTCATGTTTTTGCTATATTAATGTGTGATTAAATAGATTTTTTTAAATAAATAGTTTCAGGATATCCACCATTAAATACGTATTCAGTGACTGGACATAACCACAATTGGTGATTATTTAATTCCTTTACATCATAATAAGCTCCATAATCTACTGATGCATGTCCTTTTTGAACAAGCAAATCTTGATTCTTACCAATAGATTTCTTTGTTAATGTATGAGTATAATTATCAAATGGTTCATTACCAAATGTTAAAGTTAGTTTTGTACCATTAACTGATTTGTTTGGTTTATTACCTGCTAGTATATCTAATAATGTATCAGCACCATCAACCATTAATAAATTATTCTTATTACCTAATCCTGCTTCAAGGAATTCAGGTAAATCAATATACCACATACCATTTTCTTTATAAAACTTCTTTGTTACTGTCATTTTCTTTAACTCTTTAATATTATCTAATTCTTGCATGTCTCTATCAGCCATGCCACTAAAAGCTTGCTCTGAATGTCCAAAATCTCTAGCGAATTGTTCTTTACACTTCCTTTTAATTTCTCTCTTTACAATAGTAATGTAATTATCAAAATAAAACCAAGTTGCAACAAATCCTAATGCTGATAACATACATACTAACCCTAAGTTAGTTCCACTAGTTGGAACAACAAAAGGATATAATACATCTATAGCCACAGTGCACAAAAGTGCTACTATGGCCATTATTAAATTTAATCTTTTCATAATCTGTGTGTGTTTTATTTGGTTATTTACTATGTTTACTTGCCATATTTCCCACAATGATGAGAAATGCACTAAAGAACATTAATCCTACCCATCCCCAGCCAATCCAATTAGGTAGTTGAGGATCTGATTCATTAAACGATGGTTCAGCCATTAATAATAGCATAAATGGTATCATTAATAGCATGAATAATACCCATCCTGTTAATTCAATTTTGTTAAATTCTTCTTCTTTTTTTTTCATAAATGTGTGTTAAATGATTGATTAATAATGTGTTGTGTAAATATATATCGCCTTTGGTACGCTAAAGGCTAATGACAGAGATATATATTAAAGGTCTTTAATAGATTTACGTTCAACATAATTTATAGTGTCAAAGGAACGAGCATACTCATCAAAATACTCATTAAGCTCCTGAATAAACTCTTTACGCTTAGCTCTACCACTGCTAAACGTAAGTTCAAATATAACACTTTCTCGTCCTTCATATCTTTCAATATGATCACGCTCAAAATACTCTTTCTGTCTCCATTCTCCAAGCTTACAATCCCATTCAGCTTCGTATTCACTATGTGTATACATTTTATCATCTATCTTCTTGTAATCAGTGGCAGTATGAACTTTTATAGTCATAACAAGGTTAGACTGACTATCTGTTTTGTATGTTATTTCCATAACTAATTGGTTTTAAATGTGTTTTTTATTTAATATGTGTGTAAAAAGCGAATATATAGCCTAATGTTGCCTCAGCTGTATATTCTTATGTATTCATATGCAACAAAATCCCTCTGTACTCAAATGTATAATACCTGTATGCTTAATAACAGACCCTATAAGAGCATTTAACTCTTGGTATTACTACATCTGTCTATCCTTGGGAAATAGAAATGGTACATTATGTAATAAATGTTATAATGATACTGCTATTATAATACCTAATGCTGTTCCTACTAATAGTATAAGTATAAGAACTATTACATGTTGATCGTCTTCGTGTAGCTTTTTCATATAAATGTTATTTAATGCTATATATATTCTATTACAAATGCTATTTAGCTGTTATCAAAATGTGTGTTTAAATCCATGAGAGGCTCTACATCTTCTCACTAACATACAGAGAATCAATGAGTTATAATGTTTTTTAGAGCCCAACCCTACTCTTATCCCACCCTATGTATAAAACAAGAGGATAGTTTCCTATCCCCTTGTTAATTAGTTGATTAAAGAGCTATCAATGCTTCAAGACCTGTTCTTGTAACCTTAACAGTTGATGTCTTGAACTCACTTGCACCAATCCTGATATTACCTTCACTAACCATTCCAATGAAGTTGTAACCATTCTCATTCTCAAAGATGTGGTTATCAGCAATTGTTGTGATTAATTCAGGATTAGCACGCAACTCACGACTCAATGGTTCAGAACAAGTTAATTGGATGTTAACATTCTTCTTGGTTAATGGATCAATCTGACCATTAAACACCAACACTAACACACGATTGTACTTCTCAACACCATCAACCACTTTGTACTCTCTCTTAAAGTTAGAAGGCACAAGTTCTGCCCAACCTTTGTCAGTCATTTGATTTCTAACTGAACCATTGTCAGTTAATGTACTTGTTGTTGCAGATTGATAAACTGCGAAATTAGGTAAAGCCATAGTAAATTTTGTTCAGCAATGCTGTCCACCATTTTTATTTATTAATTGTGTTGAGCAGGAGGGGTATCCCAACTTCTCAATCAACAGGAGGGGTATCAATGGGAAGTACCCTCCCCTCCCATACATACAAAAGGGGGGGCTATATAAAATTTTGGGTCTAGGCACAGGATAGTTCCACAAGGAACCTTTTTGCATGAATTTTTCCAAAAGTTTCATGCACGCACTTCCTGGTTTGGCTGTGTTTCACTTCCTAGATTGTCAAGCTATAGCTTTACCCATCTTACGTTTTGTCAAGCTATGGCTTTACATAATGTGTCTTATAAGGGACAAGCTCAGCTTAACAATGTTGCTTTTATGGGACATTATGATATGTCTTTACATATAATGATGGAATTAGTTTACATATTATATGCTTTATGATATAGGGACCAAAATTATAAACTCCTGTTGTATCAAAACTAGAAAATCCTGCAAGTTTTGATAATAGGCAAAAATAAATTTGGTGGTTTCAAAAGAACCATTGTATCTTTGGGGGGGAATAAGGGGGGGCCCTATAAACCCATTAACATTTAAAAACTCTTATGTATATGATTACAACAATATTATTAATGCTTGTGTTATTGGTGATTATGGCTATAGGTGTAGGAATCTATATGGCTGATGAAATAGAATATGGAATAGAGCTCTCTACATTCAAATGGTCAAGTTTTGAACTAGGTGTAACTAATAGAAACTACACATGGGATGGTGGAGATGAGGAACAGGAGCTTAGGATAGGGCTGTTCTTTATTACGTTCTTTATATCATTTTTTAGAAATAGTGCATAATATAGCATTCACTCATAGACATAATTAGATTAGTTATTTGTGGGTCAATAGATTATACATACCTTTGCTTTAATTATATATGGAAAACAATAAGAAAATAGTAGTTCAAAAGCTAAAAAAGCCTGTGTCAGACAACTATGCCTGTGCAGAGAAGTATTATAGCTTATTGTCTTCATTGAATGATTTGAAGCTTACGACAAGGGAGATACAGTTGATTGCCTTCACAGCCATTAAGGGGAACATCTCCTATGCCAACATCAGGGAGGAGTTTTGTGCTAAATACAGTTCTTCAGGGCCAACAATCAATAATTTGATTTCTAAGCTGAAGCGTATGAAGATTTTCATAAAGGATGGCAGTAAGATAAAGATTAATCCTATTATATCCTTGGCATTTGATAATGATGTAGTGTTACAAATAACTATAACACATGGATAGTAAGCCTGCAGCAATGAATATTAAGGATTATTTGATTAGGCTGTTGGCTGTTAAAATCCTGACAAGTGAAAAGACAATAGATGCTGTCATCACCCACCAATTCCAATCTGCCAACGAAGCCCTTGATTTAAACAATAGTGTAGAGATTTCTGGATTTGGGAAATTCTTCTTTAATAATAAGAAGGCGATTAAGAGACTGGGAGCTCTCAATGCCAAGAAGCAGGAAGTGGAGAAAATCTCTATAAATGAGACATTGACAGAGCAGAAGAGAAACGCAGCTAGAGTTACATTAGCACAGACAATCACTAGAATAGGAATGTTAAAAGCTAGAATTACACATGAAGATTAACTTTTCACAGATGTATGAGGGCTGGAAGAACAACCTGTTTCCAGCAAATGACATGAAGACAGCCATTAAGGATATGCATAGGGAAAGAATGGTGATATGTGAGCAGTGTGAATTTATTTCTACAAAGCATAAAACAATAAGGCCAGATGTACATTGTACAGATTGTGGCTGTACACTATCTGCTAAAACTAGATGTCTGTCATGTGAATGTCCCTTAAAGAAATGGGGAGCTTACATTAAGACACAAGAAGAAGAACAAATCTTTTTAAAAAATATATATGGAAAATAAAGAAGTTTGTATTAAAAAGATTCCTTTAGATAACTTCATAAATGTACTTATGGAGCTATATAACAAAGGACTAGATTATGTTGATATCCAAGGAGTTACAGACAATTATCAAGATAGGCTTGCTATATCATTTACAAATGAATATATGACTCCAGAAGGAATACAAAACTTCATGGGTTCTTCTCATGTAGAGGAGATAGACATGAAACTAACAGATGAGGATTTAAACCGATTATTATGAGTAAAAATTATTATAACCAAATAATTCATATTCTCCAAGAACTACATAAAGGATTTCCTACATATAATATGGGAAGGCATTTATCTACAGCTCTTGATGAATATGGATGTAATATTTGGGGGATGACAGATAAAGAGATGGAATATGTTTTATATAAATATAAGTCTCAATTAGAGATGGATGTTCCACACACAGATGATGACAATGAGCTAGATAAGATTATAAAAGATGGGATGGATCTTGATAATATTTTAAAAGAGGAGGAAGAAGATGGCAATTACTAAAAAAGCATTACTTATAGAATATGAGTTGGAGTTTTTAGAAACAAAACTTCAAGAACTAAAGGAATACATACAACAAAATCCTTTCAGTTCTTTAGCTGATAGAATGGCTTGGAAAGAAACAAAGGGAGGAGGAGCTATTCCTATATGTATAGCTAATAAGGAAGCACAGAGAAAAGACCTTACACAAGCTTTGAAGGATTATGCAGAAATTTTACGTACAGTGGATGCTATGAGAGAAAAGGAAGAAAGTAAAATAGAGGTGAGAGGGAAAGGAGAACTAAGCACAATGGCTGAGGATTTCCTTAAAAACAGAAAATGAATCTACAGAGTATAGACTATAAAGACTGGTTTATAAATCAGAAGCGTATTCCTGACAAAACTAGTGAGGAATTTAAAGGATTCTTTGATTTTCACAAAGACTTATGTTTGAATGGCTGTATGGTGGGGGGTGTTTACATCAACCCATTTTTATATTGGCATTTGAATATGTGGCATACAGAGGTGGATGTTATTGATGATCGTGGAAGAATCTCTCAGAAATATGCCAATCCCTTTCTTAGAGACAATGAGTGGGTGATTACCAATGAGATAGATAGGGCCCAAATAGAAAAGAAGGGACTACTAATTCTTGGTATTAGACGTTTAGCTAAGTCTGTAATAGAGGCATCTTATGTATCTTGGGGTGCAACATTTGATGAAAACTCACAAAACATCATCTCTGGACTGAATGCTCCAGATATAAAACTAATTACAGATAAGATAGATAAAGGACTCAACTTTTTACCAGAAGCTTGGAGGTGGCAGAGGATAGAAGATAATTGGAAGAATCAAGTGACGCTAGGAATTAAAACTAGAGGAGGAGAAAGAATCCCATTCTCTTCAATTCTTATTCGTAACCTTGATGAGGGTAATAATGAAGAGGCAATTGCAGGTACTAAACCACGTAAATTAATTATAGATGAAATTGGTAAAGGAAATTTCCTTAGAGGCTTACAAGCTGCTATTCCAGGTTTCACAACTCCTTTTGGCTGGGGATGTAGCCCCATTCTCACTGGTACTGGTGGTGACATGAAGAAATTCATGGATGCAAAGAGTCTTATGTTTGATGTAGACAATTTTAATTTCCTTTCTTATAATAATGAGAAGGATACATCTAGAATGCATGGACTCTTTATTGGACATAAATATAGAATGGAAGCTAAAGAAGAGTCTACGCTAGGAGCTTTCCTAAACGAACCTCTTTCCTCAGAACTATATAATGTAAGCATGTTAGTTTCTAATGAAGAGAAGGCTACAGAGATTACAGAGACAAACCTAACAAGACTTAAAAAGGCTGGAGACAGAATAGCATATTTAAAAGAGAAGATGTATTATCCACAGGAAGTGGATGACATATTCTTAAATGAGGATACAAATATATTTGATATTGAATCTGCTAAGAGACAGAAGAGCAGGTTGTTACAACAAGAACGTACAGGAGTTCCTGTTATATTGTATGCAGAAGAAACTACAATTAAACATGAATTTACAGATAAGCTCCCTATATCCAACTTCCCTTTGAAGAACAGTGATATGAAAGATGCTCCTGTTATTGTGTACGAATTCCCTATAGAAAACCCTCCTTATGGATTATACGTAGCTGGAGTGGATCCTTACAGACAAGGTAAGTCTGCCTATAGCTCCTCCTTAGGAGCAGTTTATGTTTACAAGCGTATGCACGAACTTACAGGAGAAAAATACCAAGATATGTTTGTAGCTTCCTATGTAGCAAGACCTGATAAGAAAGAACATTGGGAGGAACAAGCTCGTTTACTAATCAAGTATTATAATGCTAGAACACTGTGTGAGAATGATGACATATCCTTTATTGAATATATGAAAGCTAAAGGAGATGGTCACTATCTAGAGAAACAACCTCAATGGCTGATGGAGATTGTTCCTAATACAACAGTTAAAAGAGAATTTGGAATTCATCGCTCAAGTCAGAAAATAATTGACTATCTTCACACATGCTTAAAGAAGTATATGGAAGAAACAATATATAAAGAGAAGGATGATGATGGAAAGATTATAAGAGAGGTGCTAGGAGTTCATAAGATATTTGATCCTGTACTTCTTGAAGAAATCATCCAATACAATGATCAGGGTAACTTTGATAGAATTATAGCAGCAGAACTAGCTATTGCTCAAGCACTTAAGATGGACCCAATCATGGGAAGAATAGGTGGAACAAGTGATCAGAGAGTAGCTTCTATGTATACTAAAAGAAAAAAGAGTAAATTATTTACAGAATCAAGAGGAAGCACATTTGGACAAGCTCCTAGAAAATATAAAAATAAATTGTTTTCATAATGGCAATTATAAGATATACAAAAGACGCAACAATTAGGTATGCCTATTTGAACATATTTCCTGACCAATTTAAAACTGATAAGGAGAAGCAAGATGAAAGTTGGATTAAAAACACAATGGACTATTTTGCTAATAAGGCATATGCTGAATATACAAAGAATAGAGACACCTTTGTTAAAAACTATGATTTGATGAAGGGAATTCTCAGAAGAGAAGACTTTTATCAAGAACCAGAGGTGAGAAGTTTTACAGATGTATTAACATCAGATCTTGCTCTTCCTGCATATGTTAAAATGTATTCTATCATCACCACTCCTGTTAATGAGTTGGTAGGTGAAATATCTAAGAGACCTGATGCTTTTCGTGTCAAGGCTTTTGATGATGATAGTAAGTCTGAAGAGCTTGAGTTTAAGACAGGTATATTACAAGAGTATGTAATCAATCAAGCTAAACAAAAGATTCAAGAGAAAGCTGCCTTACAAGGAGAAGAGATTGATGATGAGCAATTACAGCAAATGACAATGGACCAGGTGAAGGATAGTATTGACAGCTATACATCTATTGCTGAAAAATGGGCAAACCATATTCTTACAGCACAGAAAGCTGAGTTCAACACCAAAGAAAAGAGTGAAGATGCTTTCAGAGATATGTTAATATCTGCTAGGGAGTTCTATCATATATATGAAGATAATTCAAAACTTGGGTTTAACATAGAAGTGGCTAATCCAAAAAATACATGGTTTTTAACAACACCAGATAGAAAATACATATCAGATCCAACAGGTAGGGTGCAAGGAGCGTATGCTGCTGGTACAGTGCAGGTGATGGAACTATCTGAAATTATTGAAGCTATTCCTGATCTTACTAAAGATGAAATAGATCATTTAAGAAGTTCATTACAGGATTATGGATTGATTAATGTACGTGAATCCAATCTTGGTAATCCTAATGCTATTCCTGGGAATGACTCCATACAATATGATACATATGATCCTCTTGTTCTACAAACTAGAATGCTCATTGAATCAGAGATGAAGGAAAACAATGATGGTCTTAGAGATTTCTTAGGGCTAACGTCTAACGTTAGTAGTTTTGGTTATAAGTATGTAGTGGTGAGAGCTTATTGGATTTCTAAGAAAAAGATAGGCAAGCTTATATATTTAGATGAGATGGGTAATGAACAATCTCTACTTGTAGATGAACATTATAAATCAGGAACAATTCCTACACAACAATCATTAGAATGGGGATGGATTAACCAATGGTATCAGGGGACAAAGATTGGTCCAGACATCTATCATATTAAACCATACAAATTATTAAACTACTGTCCTATCATTGGTCAGGTGTTTGAGGTGAAGAATACAGAAGCTAAAAGCTTAATAGATCTTATGAAGCCTTTTCAAGTTTTATATAATGTATGTATGAACCAGCTTTACAAACTTCTTGAGAAGGAGGTGGGTAAGGTGCAACTTATGTCTATTAGACACATTCCTATTCCTAAAGATGGAGATGCACAAGATGCTCTTGACATATGGGAAATGGAAGCTCGTAATAGAGGAGTGGTATTTGTTGATGATAGTCCAGAGAATTTAAAAGCTCCTTCTAGCTTCAATCAATTCACAAGTCTAGATCTTACACGTACACAAGAGATACAATCTCGTTATACACTAGCTCAACAATTAAAGAATGAGTGTTGGGAACTAATTGGTATGTCTAGACAAAGAATGGGAAGTGTATCAGCTAGCGAGAGTGCTACAGGAACTAATGCAGCTATTACACAAAGCTATTCTCAAACAGAACCATTGTTCATAGCTCATGAATATGTGTTAGGACAGCTCTACCAATCTATAATCGATGCATCTCTGTATGTAGAGAGTCAGAAGCCACAATCTACTATTTCCTATATTACATCTCAAGGAGAATCTGCATTTGTACAAGTGAATGGTTCTGATCTTAAGTTTAGAGACTTGAAGGTGTATTTAACTAATAGACCAGAGGATCAAAAAATGTTTAATGAGTTAAGAGGATTGTCCCAAGCTGTTATTCAGAATGGTGGAAGCTTGTCTGACATCATTGAATTGTATTCAACTGATTCTGTTCGTCAAATGAAAAAGGTGTTTACAACTCTTAAGAGCAGACAAGAAGAATTAGAGATTACTAAATTACAACAACAGCAACAACAATTGGATCAACAGCAGCAACAAGCTGACGCTCAAATTCAAGCTGCTCAACAGCAACAACAAGAAAAAATGGCTCATGATGATTATCAAAATGAGTTGGATAGAATAAATAAGAAAGAGATTGCATTAATTGCTGCTGAATCTAAAGGAGGCTTACCAGATGTAGATGAATCTGGAGCTCCTGATGTATTGGAAATCAACAAGTTATCATTAGAGCAATCAAAAGCTAGCAGAGAATATCAAACTAAAATGGCTGACATTCAATCTAAAAATACATTAGCTTCACAAAAGCTACAGGTAGAAAAAGAGAAACTACAGGTGGCTAGAGAAAACCAAGCAAATGATCTTGCTATAGCTAAAGAGAATGCCAAGGGTAGGAACAAGAAAACTAAATAATTATGTTTGATAAACTGATTGAAATAATAACTAATTGGTGGTTACAATTAACACCAATCATTATTATAAGAGATTATGAGGAAGCTGTTCTTCTTAGATTTGGAAGATTTAAAACAGTTTTTAAACCTGGCATGCATTTCAAAATCCCTTTATTTGATGAGGTGATAGATCAACATGTCGTTGTTACAACATTGAGTCTTGATGCTCAATCCCTATACACTAAGGACAAACAGAATATTGTGGTGAAAGGACTTATTAAATATAAGATAGCAGACGTTAAAATATTTCTTCTTGAGGTTTATGATGCACAAGATGCCCTGTCAGATATGTCTCAAAGTATTATAAAAAATGTCATTATGTCTATGACCATGGATGAATGTACAGATTCTGAACTTGACAATACATTAACTAAGAAGGTGAGAGTGGAAGCAAAGAAATGGGGAGTTGAAGTTCAACAAGTGACACTTACAGATCTTGCTCCAATTAGAAGCTACAGGCTAATAAATGACAATTTTACAAACAAACTTGATTAGAGTGAATAAAGTTAATGCTATATTATATTGAATATTGATGAGTATAGTGCCTTCTCTCTTTGCTATTAATTATAAATAATATAATTTTACATTTCGAAACCAATTAAAAATCAACTACATATGGCAGAAAATATAGATAGTCCAAGTCTTTTTAGTATCCAAGATACTATGGAAATGGGAATGGGGAACCAACAACTCTTGAGTGATTTATTTGCTCCAGAAATTGCTACATCTAATCCTGATGATATTCAGAAAATAGATAAACCTTCTCCTCCTCCTGAAAAAAAGACAGAAGCTCCTGCAAAAGCAGCTGCTCCAACTACTACAGAAGAAACTCCAGCAATTGATGAAAAGAAATCTATTACAGATTTCTTAATGGATGATGAAGAAGAAAAAGAAGATGAAGACGAACCAGTTAAAAAGGTTTCTCCAATTTCTACAACACCCAACACTGAGAACAATGAAGAAGAGGGTGAATCAAATCAATTCACTGCTCTTTCTAAAGATCTTTTAAAATTAGGAGTGTTTTCTAAAGAAGAAGATGAAGATGATGTTCCAATAAACAATGCTGAAGAATTTTTAGAGAGATTCAACGCTGAGAAAAAGAAAGGAGCTATTGAAGTGGTAAACAACTTCATAGGTCAATTTGGAGAAGAATATCAACAAGCGTTTGATGCCATATATGTAAAAGGAGTTAATCCTAAAGATTATTTTGGAGCATTTAACCAAATACAATCTTTTGCTGATATGGATCTTGCACAGGAAGCAAACCAAGTGAAAGTGATTACGCAAGCACTCACTGACCAAGGCCTTGATCCTGAAGATGTTACAACAGAAGTAGAAAGACTAAAGAACTATGGTGATCTTGAAAGCGTTGCTGGAAAGCATCATAAGGTTTTAATAAAGAAAGAAGCTGTAAAGCTTCAACAACTAGAACAAGAAAAAGAGGTTCAATTACAACAACAAGCTCAATATAAGCAACAGTATTCCACAAATGTAAATCAAGTTTTACAGGATAAGTTGAAGAACAAAGAGTTTGATGGTATTCCTCTTAATCCAAAATTGGCTGGTGAACTACAAGATTTCTTAACAATAGATAAGTATAAAACAAACTCTGGTGAAACATTAACAGAATTTGATAAAACCATCCTAGAACTTAAGCGTCCTGAGAATCATGAAAAGAAGGTGAAGATAGCTTTATTATTAAAGATATTAGAAAAAGATCCTACACTATCAACAATTCAAAAGACTGGTATCACCAAAAAATCAAATGAATTGTTTGGAGAGGTGGCCAGACAGGCAAGCAAAAGTGCTGTGAAATCTCAAAAACCTGCTAATGTCTCCACATCATGGTTTCAATAATTTATAAATAAAAATTTAAAAAAATAACAAAATGGCAATTCAAACAATTCCAGGTTTAACTGGTTTTACTTACGCAAGAGTCGCTTCTATGGATGGACGTGCTGTAGGTAAATTAACAGACGCAAACCACTTGGAAAGTTTTCACTCTACTGAGCCAGCAGATTATGATAAAAAAATCATAAGTCTTTACACTCAGAGTTCTCTTTACAGTAATGATTTTTTAGACATGATTAACAAGTCTACTCCTTACTACATTGATAATAATAGTGATGCTTGGAAGTGGCAGGTACAAGTTCCTTACAAGTTTCCAAAAATCATTGACATTCCAGTTAGCACGCAAGAACTTACTAAACCTGGTATTGATGGTCAAGAGTTTCAATTAGTGATTGATACTAATGAGTTTTCTAAGAACGCTATCGTTTCTGTAGGTACTCGTCAGTATGGTCCTCGTTTTTATGTAATCAAAGATCCTCAACCTTGGAACATGGGATATTTGTATTCATTTACATTAGTAACAGACAATCCAACTGTAGATTTCGTAAGCTCTACCTTTTTAAGAATAGGTATTGAACTTGAATTAGTTGATGCTGCTATTGGTGAGTTTGATCAAGACTTATTAGGATTACCACGTTTGGGTCAACAAATCACAATGTTTGAATCTTTAGGTTCTGCATATGGTTATGAGCACAAAATTACTGAGTGGGCTGATGATAAGATGTTAAGAGATAACAATGGTAAACCTTTAGATATTTTAGTTTATGCTCCTCAACGTAGGAATGAATTACCTTTAACTCGTCAAGATGTTAAGTGGGAACCATTTATTGAGTTCTGGATGCGTAAGTCTATGTTAGAATTAAAAGTTAAGCGTATGATCTGGGCTAAGCCTGGTACCGTAAAAACTAATGGTTCTAAGCAAGAATTAAAGCGTACGTCTGCTGGTGTATATCACAGAATGCGTAATAACGGTAACTTAGTACAATACAATCGTGGAGAATTTACAGCAAACTTGATTCGTTCAGTGTTTGGTGATTTGTTCTACAGACGTGTTGATGTTAAGGATCGTAGAGTTAAGATGTACACTAATGAAGCTGGGTTTGACGTGTTCCAACAAGCTTTAAAGAATGATGCATTAAATTCTGGTTTAACTTTCATGGCTGATTCTGGTAATCGTTACATGCAAGGAGAAGGACAACACATCACTTACAACTTTGCATTCGATGCAATGGTTACACGTGAGACTGGTCGTGTTGAATTAATTCACTTAAAAGAATTAGACCTTCCTCAAACAAACTTAGAATTTGGACAAAACAAGAAGAGCACACCTGTATTTATGGTGTTTGATGTAAGCCCTATGAGTGATGGTTCATTAGTGAACAACATTCGTGAGGTACGCATGAAAGGTGCTCCTTCTATGACTTGGGGATATATTGATGGTACTCGTAGTCACTTAGGCTTTGCTAAGTCTCAAGGTATGAGTTCTGCAAACAAATTCCCTGGTTATGAAATATGGATGAAAGATCGTTGTGATGTGTTCATTGAAGATTTGTCTCGTACAGTCTTGATTGAAGAAATACCACAATTCTAAAAAACCTAGAGCAAGGTTAGAACTACGCTCTACAAATACCGAGAAGAATTCCCCCCCACTCCTCCAAGTGGGGGAGTCTTCTCACAAACCCCAGATGGATGAATGCAGGCTTCATGCCTCATAGCATTACCTTCGATGGTAACCATCTGCAAATAAACCAAAAACAACTACATATTATGGGTAAGACAGGAAAAATCTCTACATTAAAGAAAGAGTATAACAATTCTCAATTACAAACTATGCAAGGCGGTCTTGCTATGAAAGGAATGACAAGAATACCTGGTACAGGTGTTTTTAAATATCCCTACAAAGAACTTGATGGGCAATATAGAACAGGGTTAGATGGTGACGCTGCTTATATAAGACGCATTGGAGATGATGTAGAAAGAGAATTAGAAACTGAAAGAGTAACATCTTTACGTAAGAAACTTGAAGCTACATTAGGAGATGTTGACTTAGGACCAAGATCTAAATTTTGGAACTATGGATTATCAACTTCTACAGATGATGCTCTTCACGTACAACCAGTTAAGCTATTAGATGGTGATAACTATTTTGATACTAGTTTCGCTCTTCAAGAATTAGCTTTTGCATGGTTAAGAGTTCATCCAACAATTGCTTCTAGCTATCAAGCTTGGGAGCGTGGTGAATATCCTGCAGACACACAGTTTTATGTAGCTGATGATGAGATTGAAAATGCAGTTGTTTATAAAAAGAAACAATTGATTAACAAAGCAATTATTAAGTTTGACGCAATGGGTCCTGAGAAGAAAAGAAAGATTGCTCGTTTATTAGGACTTCCTATTAGTGATGATACAAAAGAGGAAGTGATATATAATCAAGTGGATAACTTATTAAAGCAGACAGAACTTAAAGGTGGAAAATATTCTGGACTTAGTCCTGTTGCAATTTTTACTAAATTTGCAGATATGCAAGAGAATTTGATTCATATTAAAGATTTAGTAAAACAATCAATTACCCATTCAATATATAGAATAAAAGCAAGTGGTAGTGTGTATGAAGGTGAATTTGAAATAGCTAAGGATGAAGATGATTTAGTTAAATTCTTAATAAATGAAGATAACCAAGATCAGCTATTAACACTTGAAGGAAAATTAAAAACTAAAAAATTAGCATCTGTATGATCCCAGTAGATAGTTTATTATATAAAATCGATCAGAAACTAAATAAACTATCAACTAATGAGCATCAACAAATTAATCTAGAAGACAAAATTCTAGCGTTAAATGAAGCTCAGATTAAACTCATAAAGCAGAAGGTTGATGGCACAAGTACAAATTCTGGTCTTGGTCTAGATGCATTTAAAAAGCGTTATGAAGATTTACAAAGTTTGGTAGAGAGTTATAATCACCAACCTCTTCCATTAACGTTATCAAATGTAGAACTAAATCAATGGAAAGCAGACATCACTGTTTTGGTTCCAACATACATGTTCTATTTAGATTCATATGTATTAGCAGACAAAGGAGTGTGTGTAGATAGAAAGATATGGATTAATAGTGATCTTACTAAACATGGTGATTTACAATTTCTTTTATCAAATACCCATTATAGACCATCCTTTGAATACCAAGAAACGTTCAACTATCTTTCCACTGATGAAATTTCTATATTTACAGATGGTACATTCACACCAAAGACGATGAACATAATGTACATGAGATATCCTAAATACATAAACAAGGTGGGATATGTTATGTTAGATGGTACAAATTCTTATGATGAGGATTGCGAACTAGAACTATATTTAGAAGACGAACTTTTAGATCTTACAGTGGAGAATCTAGCAATGTACACTGAAAATTCTTCTGCTGCTCAAAGTGCAGCTTACAGAATTAAAACAAACGAATAACTTTTTTACAATTTAAAATAAAACAAAATGGCAGATTTTTCCCTAACCACGCTCTTTGTTGTACCAGTAGGCAATACTTTACCTAGCTCTGGATCAACACAAGATTTAACAGCAGGTCAATTTGGGCTGTTTCGTAGTGATTACACAGTGGCTAACGCTGGTAACATTGCAGCATCCCCTTATTTCTATGTAGCTCAAGGTAGAGTAAACACTTATTTACAAGGATCTAAGCGTTCAGATAAAATTTCTGGATGTCCTTCAGGTTCTTCTTGCAAATCTAATGTAACAGAATGGTACAAAGTTACAGGTTGTGCAACAGCAGCAAATCAAGTTACCAAAGTTGGTGGCTGGACTGTTAAGTGCGGTGAAGTTGTTACATTAACACTTCGTGCATTTTCTGCTTACATTGAAACATTGTACTTTAATGGTTTCACTCGTAGTGTAACTGTTCAAGCACCTTGTTGTGATTGTGATGGTAATCCATGTGAAACAGTAGATGTTCCAGCATTGATTGACCAAATTATTTATCAATTAGAGTTAAGAGCTCCAGGTACAAACCCTGATAACATTAGTTTCAACACTTTCTATCAATTTCAAAGAGAGGGTGATGATGAGAATGCTTTATTAGTTATCTCTGGTAAGCCTTTAACTGTTTATGGACAACCTTGTGATGTTGCTGCATTCCCTTTTGAATATGACAGAATGTGGTTTAGAACATTCGTATATTCTGGTCCTGCAACAACTGCTGATTTTATTGTAGCTGACAGATGTAACTTTGTTGCTGAGCCAGTTATCACTCAACGTGCATCTTATGCATATGGTAGTTCTGCAGAAATTCAACAATTAGAAAAGAATTTCTACAGTTATCAAGCAGGATACTTGAAGAGTTTATATAGAATGGTTGGTTATAACGAAAACTTTGAGAGCTGGGTGACAGATGGTACAACTTATGATACCTTCTACATCAAGTTTAATGAGTATGACAAATCGGCTTATCAGTGGGGTGATTATATCCATGAAGATTCTACAGTGATTATTGCTGCTCCTCAGAACTTAAGTGCTGCGATTGAATCTGTATTAGAAGCTGCATTAGGAACTGTTGCTAGTGATACTGACTGTATCACAACCACTAGTACTACTACTACTGTATGGCCTTCAACTTCAACTACTACTACTTTGATTCCTTAATAAAGAGTAGATCATATTAACCTATGCCAGAGGGTGAGAGGATATTCTCAAGTCCTCTGGCATTTTTATTTTAAAAAACATGATTTTAGATATACTCGTAATACCTACTTATAATACATTAACGTTAGGAATTGCTGATGCATCAACTTATGACACAGATCCTCCAGTGGTATCATCTCCTACAATAGAAATAACTATTCCAGGATTTACCACTCCTGTGTCTCTTCCTTTTAACGTTAATGATTTTAATATATTTAATTCAACATCCTTAGGTCTTAGTCTTGTAGGAGAACCTTTAATTCCTTTACCAGATGGTGTATATTATTTAAAATACACTGTTACACCTGCGTATGTGTATTATGTACAAAAGAACATAATGCGTACTGAAGTGATACAAGAAAAGTTTGATGAGGCTTTTATGAAGCTTGACATGATGGAATGTGACCTTGCAATTAAAACACAATCAAAGGTGACTTTAAATAGTATATATTATATGATATCAGGATCTGTTGCTGCAGCTAATAACTGTGCAATAGATACAGCAAATAGATTATATATACAAGCTGATAGAATGCTTAATAATTTTATTTCAAACAACTGTGGTTGTTCAGGCAACAACTATATAACTAACTTTTATTAAAATGGCAAACTGTAGAGGTTGCGGAATTAAAGTGGGATGTGGATGTCAATTGATAAATGGCTTGTGTTCAGCATGTAATAATGCTGCTAAACAAGTTACAAAACTTATTAAATATGTTACAGCCAAGATTAACTAACTGTATAGAATGTAGTACTATTCCTGCATTATTAAAAGATATAGATGCTAAACTAACAATTTTAGCTAAGATAGAATACAATAACATTATATTTTCAATGAACCATAATCTTTCATGTAGCCCTATTGGTGAATTATTAAATTACAGAAGAATACTTACATATAAGTTTTGTAATGAAGATTATGCAAAATGTTTTACAATAAAGATGATAGCTAGTAGAGTTAAACTCTTAATACATAAATAAATTATAAAATGCCAGAAGATACCACAACTACTACCACTACAAGTACCACTTCTACCAGTACAACAACAAGACCTTGTGATGCATGTTACAATGGATGTGTACAAATCGTGTCTGATGAATGTGTTAGATATACAGGACCAAATTCTATTCCTTTAGATATATATACAGGAGATAACTTAATCACCGTTGAGACAGCTCTTATTAATGCTGTTGTTTCTTTTCTAGATGGTACAGGTATTGATATAACTATCAACCCTGCTTATTATTGTGCCCTTGTTTCTAGTTATTTACCTGTTGGAACACCTAATGCTCAAGAACTATTTGAAGCTCTTGTAAGGGCTGCTTGTGACCTACAGGCACAAATAGATGTGATTGATGTTACGTTAGATGTGTTAAATGCAGATTATGATGTAGATTGTCTTACAGGAGTGATTGCTTCTTCTGATACACATGCTGTATTACAAGCTGTTATAACAAAACTTTGTGAAACAATTGTAGACCTAGATGCATTCATTCTTGATGTAGAAACAAACTATGTAAAACTAGCTGATTTCAATGCTTTAGTTGCTGCTTATTTAGCATCTCTACCTAGCTCTGGAAGTCAATATTATTTAAAGATGATTCCATTCACTGTACTTGAATACTATGGACCTTTAACTAATTTCGATGGTACAGGTGCTGGCATAACTGCATTAGGTTTTGATAAAATATATTTATGTAATGGTTTAAATGGCACTCCTGATAAAAGAGGAAGAGTGGGTGTTGGTGCTATAGATGGTGTTCCTGGAGGTCCTTTGGATGCTGCAGTGAATCCTTCATATGCTGGCAATCCTAACTATGTTTTATATGATATAGGAGGTGCAAATTCTGTTACATTAACTATAGCACAAATTCCTTCACACACACATGCAACTACAGCTTCTGCTACATCAACTGTAACAGATCCTGGACATATTCACTATTGTGGAAATACTCCAAATCATTGGGGTGGAAGTGGAACTGTTGGAATGCTTGCAAATGGCGTAAAAAATGTACCCACTACTAGTGTCACTACAGGTATTACAGTGGCAACAGATGTATTTATAAGTAATAATAACACTGGTGGTGGAGCAGCTCATGCTAACATACAACCTGTATTAGCTTGTTATTATATAATGTATATTCCTTAATAATTATAAATCAATTATAAATGTCTTGTCAACCTGGAGATCCTTGCTATGATGCATATTATCAACCTAATTCAAATTGCGGATGTGATAGCGATATTTGTGTTAATTCAGATCATGTAAATTACATAGGTCCCAATCTTCCTTGCACAGGAATCAACAATGGTGATACATTAACTGTATCATTAGAAAAAATAGATGACGCTATTTGTAATGCCTCTGGGTCATCAGGCACATCTGGTCTCACAGGCACAGCAGGTACATCTGGACTATCTGGTACAGCAGGAACAAGTGGTCTATCTGGTACAAGTGGTGTATCAGGAACTAATGGACTTTCTGGAACTAATGGTACATCTGGTATTACAGGTACATCTGGTATTACAGGTACAGCAGGAACAAGTGGTTCTAGTGGTACAAGAGGAGCAAACGGTACAAGTGGTACAGCAGGAACAAGTGGAATAAATGGTTCATCTGGAACAAGTGGGTCTAGTGGATCCTCTGGCTCTAGTGGGCAATCAGGAACAGATGGTTCTTCTGGAACATCTGGTGACACTGGAACTGCAGGTACATCTGGTGACACTGGAACTAGTGGAACAAGTGCTTCTAGTGGAACATCAGGAATAACAGGAACATCTGGAACATCTGGATTTACTGGAACTGCAGGTACATCTGGTCTTACAGGCACAGCAGGAACTAGTGCTTCTAGTGGAACAGCAGGACAAGATGGAGATAGATATTTAACAACTTCTACAACTTCTTTATTAATAGGAGCAGGAGCAAAAAGTTTAACAGTAGGAACAGGACTAGCATATAGTATTGCACAGACAGTCATTATAGTGTATGATGTAAGTAATACAATGCAAGGAACTGTCACCTCTTATAATAGTGGAACAGGTGCTATGGTGGTTAATGTCACCACTGTAGTGGGTTCAGGAACTTATGCTGCATGGACAGTGAATCTGTTTGGTGCAGCTGGTGGTAATGGTACATCAGGTACAAGCGGAACTTCAGGCAGTAGTGGTACATCTGGAAGTTCAGCAACTAGTGGAACTAGTGGTTCTTCAGCAACTAGTGGAGCGAATGGTTCATCTGGAACTAGTGGAGCAAATGGAGCAAATGGTTCTTCAGGAACTAGTGCTACATCTGGAAGTTCAGGAAGTTCTGGAAGTTCAGGAACTAGTGCTTCTAGTGGAACAAGTGCTTTAAGTGGTTCTTCAGGAACCAGTGGAGCAAATGGTTCATCAGGAACAAGTGGAGCTAATGGTTCAAGTGGAACTAGTGGTGGAATAGGTGCACCTGGTTCATCAGGAACTAGTGGTGCAAATGGTTCTAGTGGAACAGCTGGAGCAAACGGTTCTAGTGGTATTAGTGGTTCAAGTGGTGTTAGTGGTTCTTCAGGAACTAGTGCGTCTAGTGGTTCTAGTGGTTCAAGTGGATCTAGTGGTTCTAGTGCAACCAGTGGGGCAAATGGTTCTAGTGGAACTAGTGGAGCAAACGGTACAAGTGGATCTAGTGGTTCAAGTGGAACTAGTGGAGCAAATGGTACAAGTGGTTCAAGTGGTACAAGTGGTTCTAGTGGAACTAGTGGTTCTAGTGGTTCTAGTGGATCTAGTGGTTCTAGTGGAACTAGTGGAGCAAATGGAACTAGTGGTTCTAGTGGAACTAGTGGAGCAAATGGAACAAGTGGTTCAAGTGGTTCTAGTGGAACAAGTGGTTCTAGTGGTTCTAGTGGTTCTAGTGGATCTAGTGGTTCTAGTGGAACTAGTGGAGCAAATGGAACTAGTGGTTCTAGTGGATCTAGTGGCTCAAGTGGAACTAGTGGATCTAGTGGTTCTAGTGGAACTAGTGGAGCAAATGGTACAAGTGGTTCAAGTGGTACAAGTGGTTCAAGTGGTTCTAGTGGAACTAGTGGTTCTAGTGGAACAAGTGGTTCTAGTGGATCTAGTGGATCTAGTGGAACTAGTGGAGCAAATGGAACTAGTGGTTCTAGTGGAACCAGTGGATCAAGTGGAACTGGATTTACAACTATCTCTCCAGCAACTGCAGGGGCAATAGTTATATGTACTAATGCAAACTCTGGATATACAAACTCAACTGTAACAGTTAGTGGTAACTCAATATATGCAGACTCTTTCTTCCAAAACTCTGATTTAAGACTTAAAGATGTTAACACTGTAGTTTCTTCAGAAGATTTACAAACTATATCATTTACTTGGAAAGATAATAGAGATAATAAAATTCATTGGGGATATATTGCACAAGAAGTACAACAATTATTACCTGATGCTGTAGAAGAAAAACAAGATGGGTTCTTAGTAGTGGATTATACACAAGTACACAGCTGGAAGATTGCTCAATTAGAAAAACGTATTGCAGAACTAGAAGCTAAATTAAAATAATGCAAACAACTAATGCTTTAGTAACATATACAGATTTAACTACAATGGGGCTCCCTCCAATAGGAACACCCCCTACAGGTAATCAGATTGCTACTAAACAATTTATAGTTAATAATTATTATGTAGATCAATCTGTTTCTCCATTCTCTACTTATTCATCCAATAGGTGTCCTATATATCAAAGTATAATTCCATTAAGTCCATTACCATATTCTTATACATTATATTATGATTATGATGATTCATTACCTACTGTTATAGGATTTACAGTTCCACAAGATGCTTGTACAGCAGTTAATTCATTTACTGTATATTCTAGTTCTAGTTCAATAAGTATTGGAACTGTTCTTTATTATAATTTATATGGAACAATTCAAATACAAGCTAATCCAAACAGTACACCCTCTCAAAATTATTATAGTATAAATAATAATATTATACAATTCTCTGATAACTGTACTGTTGGTTCAATATCTGCTTGTGTATCACCTACTTTATTCTATATTGAAAACTCATCTTTAGATATTATAATTACAGGTATTAATGTTAATGGAGTTGCTCTTACAGGTGTAACAGGAACAGGATTCCCATTAGTAACAGGTGATGCTGTGAACGGATATTCAAATCAATTAGGCACACAAAATGTAGATATTTTCTACTCTAATTCAACTTATGGACAAAGAATTCAAGGTAATGATAGTAATTTAGCATTCTATTGCAATGATACAGTAGGTGTTGGTTCACACACTACACAATTTGGTGGAGCATATGTTGGAGCAGGAACATTCCAGATATATGCATACGATGGTGGTTGTTAAATATGTAATTTATTTAGTACACTTAAATTACCCTAATTCTAGTTTAATTATAATAAACCAATATGACAGTAACAATAATTCTTACCTTAGCAGGAAATGATACAGGTCCATTTGATCTGTATTCAGATGTAGATGGATATACAAGTGCATTTATAGTAGGAGTGTCTAGAGGTGTACTATTAACAGGACTTACAACAGGAACAGTTCCTGATGGCACTACAAATATATTAGTACAATCTACAGGGGCTTGTGATAGAGATCTTTATTTAACAGTGGCTGGAGCACCAACTACCAGCACTACTACCAGCACTACAACTTCTACCACTACAACCATTGCTCCTTCTGAATATATATTAGCTCAAATAGGAACATATGCTAATCCAGCATCTGGATGTAGTCTTGGTACAATATTAAGAATATTCTTAGATGCTGCTGACTATGCTTTGTTTGTAGCTAATTTTAATTCATTTGGAGGTATAGGAGGTGGAGGACCAAACACTTGTACAGCAATTGCTAGAAACAGCACAGGTGCTGTCATCACTGCTTATCTATTTGATTATGATAATGTTTGCTGGAAACTTACAGGTGGAAACTTCACTTATAACTCTATGCAATGTTAATTTAATAAAAAAACCCTGTTTATTGGTTTACAGGGAGTCCTCCTGGCCTTTCTAGGCTGGGAGTTTTTGTTTTAGCTCTAATCAGATTGATTAATGTATATAATCAAATTAGTTAATTAAATTTGGTGAATATCAAATAATTTCCCTATCTTTACACTAATTTAACTAAATTAAACTTATATGTCTGAAACTCAACCCCTTTTAGAACAGCTTGAGCAAATGTTACATTGGAAGAAATCAAAGAAATTCTATGCTGACAAATTAGGAATTACAGAAACAGAGATTGATGAATTACTAGTAGATATAAAAAAGAGAGAAAAGGCTGAGGAAGATGCAGAAATTGGAACCTACATATCTGATCTAGAGAATACAGTGGTTAAGTTCACTGAAGATATGATAAAGGGTACAGGAGAGATTGTAGTTAATGTTAAAGAAGAAATTAGAAGTTTAGAGGATCTTATAGAGAAATGTAAAATAGACACAACAAAGTGGGATATAACTAAATATGTACAGAATTTCTGGGGTAATGAAGATAATCCTCGATGGCAAGTAAAAGCCTGGTTAGGAAAAAAGTCTACAGAGCAAGTCTTTCAAGACTATTTTGTAGACTTTTTAGCTTCATATGAGCCTATGAGTCAAGCAGTTATGGGTCCTAAGTTTGTTCCAAGTAAGTCGCATGCGAGCTTAGTTATCAACAAACAAGACTCACATTTGAACAAATTTGATATAGATGGGAATAATGATATAGAAGATAGGTTTGCTACAATGATGTTTAAGACAGAGACTATTATCACCCAAGCTCAACTATCTAACAATCTAGACCATATTATTTATATAATTGGTTCTGATGAGTTTAATAGTGAGCACACCAATAACACTACAAAAGGAACTCCTCAAACTAACATACATACATATCATGAGGGATTTTTAAAGATATGTAACCATGAGATTTTTGTAATTACAATGTTATTACAATATGCTAAAAATGTTAGTGTAGTGTATGTATCAGGTAATCATGATGAATATGTAGGTTGGCATATGGTTAATTGGTTACAAACCTATTTTAGAAAAGAAGAACGAGCTGACTTTAACATCAGCCCTAAATATAGAAAATACGTAGGATATGGTAATTCAGCACTAATGTTCAACCATGGAGATGCTATTAAGCCTGCAAAACTTGCTGGTATATTTCCAATGGAGTTTAAGGAAAATTGGTCTAATTATAACAACTTCTATATATTCACAGGAGACAAACACCATGAGGTGAGTCTTGATTTTAACGGTATTAAATTTTACCAAATTCCAGCTTTCTCTAATTCTAAGAGTCTTTGGGATGATAAGAATGGTCACGTAATGTCTAAGGGAGAAGTGACAGCATTCTTGATAGATGAGAATGATGGAATGACAAATATATTCAAACAGTATTTATAATGGCAACATTAAGGAAATTCGTATCAGATGTAAGAGCAATGCATAAATTGCTTTCTACAGACAATCTTTTAACTGATAGAGCAATAGCTTCTGAAGTTAAAAATAACACACAATTGTTGATTAAGCGTGAAACAAATCTCAGAAAGCTTTGGGCTACTGACACTGTATTCAATACACTTCCATGTCTTGAAATGATTGAGGTGCCTATTTCTGATTGTTGTGAATATGTTGATCCTTGTAATGTAGCTAGAAGTAAATTTAAACTTCCTCGTATAAGTGAAGGAAATTATCAATATCTTATTCAGGGTGTTTATTCTATTAACGCTATGGGTGGTAGAGCTAGAAAGTTTAAAGAGATTACAATCAATAGATATTTAAATCTATTAAAACTTCCTATTATCAAGAATGATCAATATTATTGGATAGCTAATGGAGGATTTTTATATATTAACAATCCTAATTTACAATCTGTAAGAATCTCTGCATTCTTTGAAGAAGATTTAACTAACGATATTTTATATCCTTCTTGTGGATGTGGAAATGTAGTTTATACAACAGATGAACTTTGTCAAAATCCTTTAGATAGGGAATACGGTTGCCCTGGTTATTTAGAAAAACAAGTGTTAGAACTAACCTCTCAAAAATTATTATCTACTTATTTTCAAATTAAAAATGATATGACTGTTAATAATATAGATGGTCAATCTCCTAATGCTCAACCAACTAGCTAATGCCTAGAGTCCATATAGAGTGGCGAAGTTCTAGTAAAGAAAACTACATTAATTTCTGTAAAAAGAACCCAAACATTATAATTACATTTAATGAATGGAAAAATATTGTATATCAATACAATGAGTATTTCAAGAATTATATATTAGAAACTGGAGAGAAAGCAAGACTTCCTTTTGGATTTGGTGAATTCTCTATTAATAAGAAGAAGAGAAAGAAGTTTAAGAATATTAAGGGTGAAGAATATATTAACCTACCAGTAGACTGGCAAAGGAGTAAAGTGAAGGGTAAACGTATTTATAATTTTAACTATCATACAGAAGGATATTTCTTTGGTTGGATGTGGTTTAAAGAGTCTGCTAGAATAAAGAATGTAGACCTTTGGTATTTTAAACCTTCTCGCACTACATCAAGACTATTATCACATTACATACAAACTGACAATAAATATCAAAATATTTATATGCAGTGGAAAAAATAAAACAAAATGTCATACTATTACAAGTATAATTTCATCTCTCCTGAATCGGTTTATGCCACTGTTAAAGAAGAGTTAAAAAGCTATTTTGACACAGGTGCTGTGGATGATTTGCTTTTCCCAACCTATTTAGATAAATGTCTAAGAAAATTAGGTAGGTCTTCATATGTTATAAGTGAAGACATTCTTGATATATCAGACTTTCAAGCTAGGCTACCAGATAACTTTATTGCTGTTAGAGAAGCATGGATGTGTACAGAGATCCCTCTTCGTCCTTATCAAGATTCTACATCCTTCTATTCCCAAGCTTCTTCCCAAACCACTATTCAAATCTCTCCTCTTACAATAGGAGGAACTCCTTGTGTAAATGCTGCATGTCAAGATGCTGCATGTACAGGCACTTGTATGCCTGAACTCATCCAAGCTGTATATAAAACCAACCAATCAGTTGCTAGAGGTATAGCTAAAAGTTATTTGTTAAAACCAGGTAATATATCAGCAAGATCAAACTGTTCTGTAGAATATACTAATGCTTGGCAATTTGCTTCTGTGGCCCCTTCTGTACATGAATTCACACCAGGATCTGCAGGATATGATTCTTTTGATATAAGAGATAACAAATTTGTTACTAATTTTAGATGTGGGGTGGTTCATTTGATATTTTATGTTACAGAATATGATTGTACAGGAAATCAAATGATTCCAGATAACTATCGTATTAAAGAATTTATAGAGCACTTCATTAAATATAAAGTGTTTGAAACACTATCCAATCAGCTCACTGATGAAACCTTTGCACAGATACAACAGAAAATGCTGTATTATAAAGGACTAGCAGATGAAGCATTTGTGATGGCTGATATTGAAATAAAGAAACAAACTCCTTGGGCTAAGCAAAGAAGAATCAAGAATGACTTACAAAGATTTGCCCAATATGAGTTACCTAATAGAAGTAGAAGAAATTAATAAAAAATTTATTAAATGGCTGATCAAGAACAAGGGAATGTTAGGCAGGAATTTAATTTAGGTAGAATAGGTTTAAATCTAGATTCATCTGTTAATCAGGTGGAGAAGGGCAAACTTACGTATGCCTTGAACGCTGCTTTAGAAAACTTTGATGCTAATTCTGTTAACTATCAGAATGAGCCAGGTAATGAGTTATGTCTTAACTTTCCTGAAAACTATCATCTTATTGGTACTCATTTTATAAATGAACAAAACAAACATATATTCTTTTTGACCAATCCTGAAACAGGAGAATCACAGATTGGATATATGGATAATAATGATTGTATATATGTTCAGTATATACAAGGAGATTGTCTTAATTTTAATATAGACTATCCAATACATAAAGCTGTACACAAGATTACAAATTGCACTACAGAGATATATTGGACAGATGGGATTAACCCTAGAAGATATTTAAATTTAAATGATCCACCTTGGGTAACTGTTATAGGGGTGGATATTTGTGATATTGTCACTGAGGTGGGAACAATTGATTGTAATAAATTAAAGGTTCAACCTAATTTTAATATACCAGAGTTAGAGGTGGTAGACATTGTTAATGGTGGAGAATTAAAAGCTGGTGTATATCAGTTTGCTATTCAATATTGTAATGCATCAGGAGATGGGTATACATCCTATTATTCTGTGACCAATCCTACACCTATTGCTAACACACAACTAACTACGTTAAACTTTGATTACATTGTTAGTCAATCTATTAGAATAGATATTAAGAATATAGATGCTACAGGATATTTCCAATATTATAACATAGCTGTAATTAAAACAATAAATGCTATCACTTCTGTAGAATTAGTGGGTACATTTTTCATTGATGATACATCAAGACAAATTACTTATTCAGGACAAAATAAGGCAGCTATTCCTCTTACAACAGCTGATATATTAGAAAAGTTTCCTTATTATGAGATTGCTCAAGATTTAACATCAGTACAAGATATATTAGTTTGGGACAATTTAACATCTATAGATAGAATCAACTATCAACAAATTGCTAATAAGATTACATTATTATGGCAAACCTATAAGATTCCTGCTGATGAAAACTATTCAGATGGGTTGAATGCTACAAATTTAAGAAGTTATTTAAGAGATGAAATATATGCATTTGAGATTGTTTTCTTATTAGATAATGGTAAACAAACAGATGGCTTTCATATTCCTGGTAGAGCAATGAACTATAATGAGTTCTCTCATCCAGATGTGCCTGATACAAATGCTGACTTTATTGGAGAGGGTCCAACAGCTCCTTATTGGAAAATATATAACACAGCTTCTGTATTAGGAAATTCTCCAGTAGATGCTAATTATAATATTGGCAATGCTACACCGTATCAATATGGTGAATTTGCTTATTGGGAATCTTTAGAAACCTATCCTTGTAATGTAGAAGTTTGGGGTGATCTTGCTGGTACACCTATTAGACATCACAAGTTTCCAGATGTATTAGTTTCCCCTGTATTTGAAAGTGCTGTACCAACAATTCTTTCTAATAAGTATTTTGTTGAAATGCAGACATCAGATGCTGTTTATCCAATTGGAGTTAAAATAAATGTACAACAAGTTTCTCAATTAATAACTGCTTCTACCCTACCACAAACTGTAAAAGATTCTATTGTTGGATTTAAAATTGTTAGAGGAGATAGGAGTACAAACAAGTCTATTATAGCCAAAGGGGTGTTGAGAAATGTAGGAAGTTATATAAGAGAAGAAACTCAATACTACTATCCAAACTATCCATATAATGATCTTAATGAAGATCCATTTCTTCTTGAACAAAACAATGCGTATAACTCTGAATGTAACACATTTTCAATATCAGTGTCAGTAGCTGGAACAATTCAATACATGGATTGTAGCACAGGACAAATGGTAACAAAGACCATGCCTACAGCTTTAACAAGCATATGTTCAATCACTCTTCCTGTTGTATTAAGTGGTACAGCAACTATTACAAAAATCACTTCTGTAACATATGTACTAACTTCTTATTTTGAAGCACCATATAATAGTACAATATTCACTTATACAAATGGTGTAACATTGGTCACTGTTAATGTCACTGTGGCTGTTGGTTTTCCAATATCTGTAAGTTCAACAACTGTTCCTGTTTGGTTTGGTGGATCTACTAAATACAGTATTACACAAAGCGATACTAAGAATGCTGCATGTTATCCTGCTCAATTAGATGGATTTGCAATTACATTAATAAATGATCCTAGATATAGACATGTATTTAATTCTCCTGAAACCTCCTTTGGACAACCTACATTAGGTAATGTTCTTAAATTAGAGAATGTATTGTATGGTGCAGGAAAAGCTCATTTTGTACAGGTTAAGAAGAATGCTACATATAAACTAATCACTAGACAAGCACAACAAGATGCGTTAGTATCAAGTTATAACATTGCTATAATTACAGGAGTATTAGATGCAACAGCAATGTTCACTGCTTTCCAAGCATATTTACAAATATATATTAATGGAATAAGTAGACAAAACTTTGGTTATTCTTTCAACTCTGTAGCAAACTATGATTATTCTGCTATAGTGGATAATGATGTAGATAATGGTATTAAGCAAAGAGAACTAGACATATGTCAATATCTTATTCCTGGAGTTCAATCAGTGGGAGATAATTACAATGTTAATAACTGGCAAAGAGAATCTTCTGTTTACATAAAAACAATAGACACTAGAAATTCTATACCAGTGGTAGCTCTTCCTTTTCCTAGTGAAACTCCTTCATTAATTATTAGTGGATCAAGTGCTATTGATGATACATCAAGATTTACAGTTTCTCAAAGAGGACATTGTGACACTCCAGAATTTCAAGAACCTATTGATGTAGTTTCTTATTATGGTTCTATTAAAGTGTTATATCCTAATCAATGGGGACAGATATATTCTTATGTTACAATTGAAACAGGCTTTCAAAGACTATTTGATTTACTTCCTACATATGACACAGAAACTGTATTTGGTGGAGATACATTTATAAGTAGATTTGCTTATAAAACAAAACTTCCATTCTTTATAGACAATAGAGTGGGAGCTCCTGATGATTCAGATGTGTTCTTTGATGAGATAGGTAATATAGCTTTTCCACAATATTGGTATTCATCTAGATCTATTCTATATGATTGGACTACACCTAATAATAAATTACTTAAAAACATTATATCAATCAAAGCTCATAATCTTGATTGTCCTAATGATTCCACTGTACTAGTAGGAACTACCACTACAACTAGTTCAACAACTACATCTGCTAATGGTGTTGTAACAGCAGCTCCTTTGAATTCTAGTTACACTGGTAAAATGTATTTATTTGCTTATGGTATCCCTAATTTCTATGTAGAGAGTTCTATAAATGTAGATCTTCGTCAAGCATTTAACAACTTAGAAGGTGACTTCTACCCACACGTGAGCTCAGGTATTCCTGATACATGGTTACAACAAAGTGTTGTTCCTATTGTATTTGATAATACATATACATACAATGTCACTTATTCTAAACAGAATAAAGAAAACTTTTTCTCTCATTTACCAATAGATTGGGATGATGATCAATGTTATACAAACTTTCCTTTTAGAGCAATATATTCTGATTCTCAACAAAGCTATGTAGATAATAGAATTAACAGCTGGTTAATCTATCGCCCTATATCATTCTTTGATTTCCCTCAGAACTATGGCGATCTTACATCACTAGATGGTATTCAGAATAAGGCTATATTAGCTAGATTTGATAATAAGAGTTTATTGTATAATACAATGCTCACTGTTCAAACTAGTAATCCTCAAGCTGCTTATTTAGGTAATGATACATTATTTAGAAGTGCTCCTCCAATAGATTTTGCTGAAACAGACCTTGGATATGTAGGATGTCAAAATAAGATGTTACTAAAGATTCCTCAAGGACAAATAACTATAGATGCTAAAAGAGGACAAGTATTTTTAATTTCAGGGAATCAAGCACAAGATTTATCAGCATTTGGTTCAGGACTTAATAGGTTCTTTACAGATCATTTATCTTTTGAAATACTTAGATATTTCCCTACAGCAAACACAGATAACCATTTCAATGGACTTGGGTTACATGGTGTATATGACTCTAAGTTTGATAGAATAATTATATCAAAACTTGATTATGTTCCTTTATCTGATAATGTATTATATGATGAAGATTTACAAGAGTTTTATGTAAACAACACTTATGGCGATCTTATATTAAGAAAGGTGGTTCAGTTAACAGATAGAGAATATTTCTGTAATAAGAGTTGGACCCTATCGTTTAATTTCAATAGTAAGAGTTGGGTGAGTTTCCATAGTTATATTCCTAATTTCTATATAGCTGAGAACAACTTCTTCTATAGTGGATTAAATGAAGGATGTGATTTAGAAGCTTTAGCTATAAATGAGATTCCTACACCTACCACCACTACAACAACAACAACGATTTTAGATTGTGCTTTAGAAGGTGAAGCGTATGTAGGAGAGGAAACAACAAGCACAACCACTTCTACCACAACAAGTACAACCACAAGTACAACCACAAGCACAACAACAAGTACAACCACAAGTACAACCACTGCTGCTCCTGATCCTATAGTGGCAGTTTATGAAAGATGTCTTGATAGCTTTATAGCTTATATTGATGCAGCAATTACATCATCAGCTTTTGCTGAAGATAATACACCACAATGTTATCAAAAAATAGATCAAGGAGTGTTAACACTAATGAGTGCTACTTACCCAGGAATGACTAATGTTCCATCATTAATAAGTTCTTTTTGTTCTTGTGTTTAAAATAATAATAAATGTCTCAAACAATAATAATAAAATTAACTTGTGCAGGCTATCGAACAGGCCCATTTAATATCTATGATGATTTAGGTAACACTCTTGGTATAGACATAACCAAGCAAAACCTTATTGATGGATATACAGTGAGTGTGGATGATGCTGTTACAATGATTATTTTAGAATCTACAGGAAAATGTAAGACCATTATAGAAATGTCTATTGTAGATCTCACTATAGAACAGATAGCAGCCATTACATTTACTCCTTGTAATACAGCCTCTCTTTGGAGACATCTTACTAATACAACAATTTATAATAAGTATTATGGTAATATAGAACCTTACATAATAGAATATCCTTTTAACTATCAATCGTTTGATGAAATCCTACAGAATGTAAAAGACTATACAAAAGCCTTTACATATTTCCCTAGTGTTGATGGTGTGTTTAATGA